GACAGGTGACGGGGGGGACGAAGTAATATCCATGTTCGTCCCCCATTATTCCCATCCGTTTATACAATCTATACAAACGGTTTCATCTATATCTATCTGAAACAAATGTTCACTACAAAATCCGCAGTAATCACACTTCATGTCGCCAATCCTCCGCGAATTTCTTCAATCTATCTCTGTGAACACAATATGCATACGGATGTTTCCGCATTATTGTCTTTAAATCTATACCAGAGATATACAAATTTACCAGGTCGCTCAAAACTATCTTTTCTAAACTACCATATAGTTTTGGCTTGCCAATTTGCCACCTCTTAAAGGCAAATTTACCCTCATGCTTGCCTGTTCCTGTGCAATATTCCCATGAACCTTTGGCATCCTTTACGATATCAAAACACGTTGTCATTACACCAAGTGCTGACGCTAAAGTTTTGAGTCTCTTAGGTTTATGTTCCATATATCCTTGAATGTGAATCCTTCCTAGTTGTTCTCCCATTTCAAGAGCTAATGCTGCAGCTTCTATTCCTGCAGTCTTGCCTATTCTCTTTATCATTTTATCGAATATCATTAGCCATTCTTCTTCGCCGAAACTCTTCCTGGAAGCGGTTTCAGCTACACTAAGTGCATTATTTACACCGTATATTAACGGGTCTAAATGAGCTTGATGTATTGTAATAAAACATCTTCTTAATTGCATTTTTACACATCCCAATGACGACGTAAAACGCACCAACCACAATATAGGTGTTTTGGATTATAACTATTAGCAGCACAATTTTCATTATTACATTTATCTTTCATTTTACATACTCTCCCTAGTATGGTTCCGGTGGGAGATTCTACAACATCAGTGGAACCACGCTGCTGTTGAGTTCGAGACCGAGGAGTATCAATAGACACATTTTACACAGTTTGTCAGTAGACCAACCAGTAACCTCGTCAGGAATAGGATTAGGGATAATACTTCACCTCAATATCATAATATGGAATTAAATATTGAGCATTAACTTTGGATGCTTTACTTTCACGCAACGCATGTGCAGCAATAGCAAATCTGCCCATGACAATTACACCATAAGCAACCATCGGCCACATTAATATCGCCTCTTTGGATAATTGTAATTTTTCTTAGAATATCGTGGTTTTGCTTCAAAACCAACACGCTTGCCGTTCAAATAAACATAACAACCGACTCGACCTTTTTTAGTCCGAAACACTTTACCCATTGTTTTACGGCCTTTACCGTAATACTTAGCCATTAAAATGCCTCAGCATGAACTCCCTTGTACGTTCCCGGTACAAGTTCGATTAGTACACCAATAACATTGCCAGTAGCGCCATCATCTTGTCTAACTTCTAACAATCCTAAAGGCACTGGAAAACCCATTACAGGAAGACTTGCTGTTCCTTTACTGGACCAGCCTACTTCTCTTGTAACAAAAGAATCAGTATCTGTAGATGTTGAATCTGAACCGATAACAAGTGTACCATTATATGGTGCTAAATCGTTATCGTCTCTAATGTTAGCTAATACCTCAACATTATCTTCTCCTGTAGCAGGATTCATTGACATTATCACTGACTTAGCTAAGTCAGGAACAATTGGCGACTCCGGTGGAATCGACAACATTTCTTGTAAAGATTTACAGACACCTACACCATCAGAAACACCAGTTCCAGTAGGAACATGTGTACCCATCATCCAAAGAGGCTGATTATCTAATTCTGTACCAGTTTGGTCCATATATGAAATCTCTGAATATTCCCATTCTCCTGCAGCAACACTAACTAAATCAGAATTGACAGGAAGAATAAGAGATTCTTTTCGGTGCTGTTGAGACATATACACCTTAAAATCAGCCCAACGACCTGTAACATTACTAGGTGCGTTTTCTAGAGCACGTGCTCTTTGGTCTTTCCAAGCGTCAAACATTAATTTATGAGCTTTTGAAGTAGTCCACACTTGTGGAAGTGTAGCAAACCTAACTTTAGAATCGCCTGAAGTATCAACAACTGAAATATTAGCAATATGATACTGTCTACCTTGACGGTATAATCTGCGATTTATTGCGGAAAGCCCAGCAGCTAAGTCAATATAATGAGAATAAGCATATCTGCCAGCAACAGGGTCGGTATCTGAATTAGTTAAATTATAATACAAATACCTTTGAGTCAATTCAAGATTTTTCTTTCCGCCATTAGTGCCGCGTCTTCGAGCCATAGGGGTGGCTGATAATGGTAGATATAAGAAGGTATCTCTACATACAGCCGCGACACCGTCACTTTCTGTCACACCTAAATTTGTTGTACTAGTCTGATAATGTGACAGGTGACGGGGGGGACGAAGTAATATCCATGTTCGTCCCCCATTATTCCCATCCGTTTATACAATCTATACAAACGGTTTCATCTATATCTATCTGAAACAAATGTTCACTACAAAATCC